GGGCCATTCGAGCAGAAAGCTGTGTACCAGGTCGCCGGCTTTTGGGCCTTGAATGGTCAGCAGCCGCCGTTCCTGGTCTACGCAAACTACAAAGATTTTAAAGTATTTGACCAGGACAATTCACCGGAGTTAAGCGACGAGAACTTAGCCAGGATAGTAAAAGAGATTGCCCGGCATCACCAGGTAACAGAGCAGCTACTTAAAAAAGCAGACAACCAGGAAGATTTGTTCAGCATGATCGACCCGGAATGGCACGACGGATTTGCCTGGACGCTGCAACCCGAACTTAAAGAACTAGCAAGGAGAGTATTTAGATGAAAGATCAGCTGCAAGCAGCGATGCAAGAGATTGGAAAACTTAACGAAAGTGGTGTGGTTACGCGAGGTAATAAAAAGTATACAACAGTAGCAGTGCGTGTAGAGGTATTTAGAAAATACTTTCCGGACTACTCTATAAATACCAGGGTAACAGTTGACGACGGCAAGCGCGTAATCGTTATTGCTGAAGTATTTGCACCAGGATCAGACCGGCCAATATCCACCGGGATAGCAGAAGAGATACGCGGCAGCAGCAACGTAAATAAAACGTCAGCTGTCGAGAATGGCGAAACGTCAGCTATCGGCCGCGCGTTAGCTAACCTGGGATTGCATGGCGGAGAGTTTGCCAGCGACTTCGAGATCGAGGTTGCTGCGTTAAAAGATGCAACGATGGATATGAACGAGGCCATCGAGCAAGCCAGGGAAGAACAAGAACAAGAGGCTATGGAAGATTTGCAGCAAGCAAGCGATAGCTTTCCGGAAGAAGTTGAGGCAGAAAAAACTCCTGGCAA